TAGCTATATAGCTTATTATAAATATAATTAATTATGTATATATTATTTTATGGAACAAAAAAATAATATTTCTATTTATATAATGATATATTTTTATAAATAATATCCCAAAATCTATCTTTCCTTAGTTTTTTGGACTTCACATTTAGGATATGCATAATTTTTACCTAACAAAAAATGTCGTTGGTACTAGAGATTACGGCAATTTTTGGTTATAATAAGTATATTAAAATACTTGAAGCTAAATTAGAAATCATGACGATTTTAAGACATAAATTTAAAGCTAAACGTTGCGAGCAGGACGGTTTTAAATTTGCCTCTAAAAAGGAACTCAAAAGATATAATGAACTTAAAATACTCCAGCAAACAGGAGAGGTTAAATTCTTTCAAAGACAAACCCCATGGCACTTACCGGGAGGAGTAAAATACGTACTTGATTTTCAGGTAAAATGGGCAAACGGTGATGATACTTATGAAGACGTAAAAGGTTATAAAACTCCGCTGTATTTAACAAAAAAGAAAATAGTAGAAGCGATTTATCCAATTAGAATTACAGAGATTTAAACGATAATGGATTACACTACTTTAAGCTCTGATATGCAGACCTATATGTTACGTAGTGATGCTCCTTACGTAACTAAGATACCCGATCTTATCCAGCAAGGGATAATTAGAGTATATAATAATGCCAAAGATTTGGGTTTTGAGATAACACAGCAATTTAGAAATATTGCTGCCGGTCAATCTACTCTGCAAAAACCCGGTAACTGGAGAGAAACCGTTAGTATTTTAATGTTTGATACTACTACTAATACTAGTAGTTATTTATTACCGAGAAGCCGTGAGTGTTGCATTACTTATTGGCCTGATTACTCCGGTGTAAGTAGAGGACGCCCTAAATATTATTGTGATAGTATAAATAATGTTGCTAATGCTAATTTAGCAAACACTTACGGTAACGGTTACTGGTTTATTGCACCTACTATGGATGTAGAATACAATTTTGATATAATTTACCTCGGTATTCCGTTATTTAATGCAGACAACCCTACTAACTTCTTAACCCAGCGATATCCGCAATTGCTATTATATTCATGTCTTATTGAGGCTTGTTTGTTTCTTGATAATGAAGAAAAAAGAGCAAAGTATCAATCTATGTTTGATCAGGAGCTGGCAACTATAAATGATATTAACAGAAATAGAAGTGCCGATAGAACGATAATAAGAGAAAATAACTAATGCGTGTACCATTTGTTTATAGACCGGGTATTCAAAGAGACGGCGGAGATTTTCAAGATGAGTATTGTATTGACGGCCAGTGGATAAGGTTTGTCGGCGGTAAAATAAGAAAGATGAAAGGACAATGGGAATTAGTAGCTCCCGATCCTCTAGAGGGTATAACATTTTTAGATATGTATTTTAACGGGACAAATCCCATTCTAATTTACGCTACTACTAATGCTGTACATCGCTGTATTGTTAATGATAGCTTAACTAATATTAGTAACGATACACAAGTTCTTGCAGGACTTGATAATAACCTGAGCAGAACATGGCAAGGTGTAAAATTTATCAAGGACGGTAGAGCTGCATACGGCTTACTTATTACCTCTAACGGAAGTAACATGTTAAGTAATGTTAACGGTACTTTATCTTGGCAATATTTAGATAAAGATGACCCTTTTGAAGTTCCAGAGGAGGTTCCTGCTTCGGGCGGTATATTATACTCTAATCCGTGTTTGTTTTTATACGGCAATAACGGTACTTTGCTTTGGAGCAGAACAAGCGATCCACTTAATTTTGAGGGGGATGACGCAGGGAAGGAAGCCATATCTGAAAATAAACTGATTTTTGGAGCAAGTATTAGAGGCGGTACGAATGCCCCTAGTTTTTTATTCTGGACTGAAAACTCGGTAATATACTTAACCAATGTTGCAGGTAACGATGCACAGGTTCTCTTTGATTTTCAGAGAGAAGTAGTAACAAACAATTCATCGGTAATGTCTTTCCGGTGTATAGTGCAGTATGATAGTTTATTCTTTTGGCTTGGAACGGATCGTGCTTTTGTTTACAACGGGATAGTCGATAGTATAAAAAATGATATTAATTTTCAGTTTTTTTTAGAAAATGTCGATCTAACAAAAAGACAAAAGATTTATGGTTATAAAGTAGCCCGGTACGGTGAAATCAGATGGGCTTATCCGGAAAGGCGTTATAGAAACAGAGCCGATATCGGTTGTACTAGAGAGCTTGTTTATAATGTTAGAGAAAATAGCTGGTATGATAATGCGGTTCAAAGAGACTGCACTACCGTATATGAAGCAACAGGAGAAATATTTAGTTTTGGAGATAGTTGCAGAAACTACCTATATAATCCTGATAACGCTTACAAAGCTATATGGAAACAGGAAACGGGATACGATGAAGTTAGAAGAGACGGGTTACATTATAATATCCCTTCATTTTTTACTACTCCGTATTTTGGATTTGTTGCCTTTAACCCGGCTAAAAACGGCAATACGGTAGATAAATATATAGTACTTGATCAAATAGAGCCTGATTTTCCTGCTCCGGAAGGATATACTAGAAGTGTAGATGATACTTTAGTTATTGGAGTAAGTTATAGAAAATATGCAACTACTCCGAAGACTTCTATTGTTCCGGTTAATTTTAATTTAAATGCTGCCGGTAGTCCCGGTAAAATAGATTTTAGGATTTCGGGAAGATTTATGACTATTACTTTCGCCTGCATCTACCCTTATAATGTAGGAAACATTTTAATTAATTTTAAAGAAGGGGATAATCAATGATAAGTAATCTTCCTTTTCCTAAATATATAAGTTTTAACGGGTGGGCAGCAGAGCTAATTAGGATATATAGAAATGAAAGACTACCCATACCGAGAGAAACTGAAGACTGGCAGGAATGGGCTAATAAAATTGCCGGGATCGGAGTGTTTAGGAAAAATGCTATTCCCGCGGCAACTACGGCTAAAGGAAGTAAAAAAGCCGACTTATTTAAAAATTGGGAAGATTGGGCAAGAGCCGTATACATTATCATGATTACAAGTAAGGATAAACAATGAAAAAATATAACAAAAAAGATATTAATTGCCTCTTAGAGCAAATCAAGAAGAAAGGCCGTAACGGGGACACTGAGCTTGCTCATGTTAATCCGCTTGAGGCTATAATGCTTAAGAAGATGGGCGGTAGCGGCAGCATTAACCCTAAAACCGGGCTTCGTGAATATAAAGGAGGTTTTTTTAGAAAACCGTTTAAAGCTTTAAAAAGTATCCTCGGGGGAGGAGCCGGGGCTATATTAGGTAATTTAGTCTTACCTGGCGTCGGGGGTATTATCGGCGGTGCTATCGGTCAGGGAGTACAACACGGGGCTAGAGGTAAAAATCCGTTACAAGGAGCTTTAAAGGGAGCTGCTATGGGAGCAGCACTTCCTTCCGTTGCCTCAGGACTTGGATGGGGAGCAAGTAAGCTTGGAGCTAGTGGACTTGGTTCTACTCTTAGTAACTATGGTACTACAAATGCGATATTGCCAGCACTAGGGTTTAGTGATAAAGCTGGGTCTACTATGATGGGAATAGGTAAAACAGGGGGTAAATTAGCTGCTGGAAATGCATTATTAAATGGTATGAGCGGTAACCAAGAAAAAGGACTAGGTGTATCTGCCGGTGATGATACTGAGAGTTATTTACAGTATCTACTTGCTAAAGAGAAGGAAAAGGACAATATGAGTTTTCTTGATAAACTACAAGATAATAGTATGAACTTTTTAAGCAAACCGAAAAACCTATTAGCTCTCGGTAGTACAGGTCTTAGTTTATATGATAGATTTAATCAACCAAAACCAAAGACTGCAGCTCAGGAAGGTAAGGAATTAAAGGAAAAAATGCTGGCTCAACGACTAACTCCGGAAGAAATGGCAGCACAGGAGCAATACGAACTTCAATTGGAGCAAGCAAGACGCCGAAATGCTCGCAAGAAATTTACACCGGAAGAGCGAATAGATATAGAACCTATTTATAGCAGAGTAAGTACTCCTGGTGAATATAGGGCGACGGGTAGATGGTTAAATTATTATAATAACCCACAATTTTCAGGAACTCCCATAAGGTTTTAAATCATGTCAAAAACTAGCTTATCTTTTGATGAATTAAGGAGTAAAGCAAGGGGGATATTACTTAGAGATAGTAGTAAACTATCAGGTACTAATTATACCCCTTACCCCGGTAAAACCATTGCCCCTATGTCTGCTCTAACACAAAGAGCACAAGCCTTAGAACAAAGGCGTTTCTCTAAAGGCATGCCTTATCAGACCGGCCTTCAATCATTAGCAAATGCAAGTGCAGAAGGACTGACAAAAGAAAATATAGGAGAGATTTTAAGAAACCTTAACGAAAAACATAGTTCATTTAATAACGGAATAGTTTTTGATAAATTAAATAGGCAGTATGGAAGTAGTTTTACTCCTTATTCTGATAAGTTAAAAGAAAAAATGGCTCAAGATAGCGGTATTAAGCTTAATGAACTCGGTTCTGATATAGAGAACTTAAATGCTCCAATAAGAGAATTAGAAGGTAAGAAAAACCGCTCGGCTTTTACGGCACTGACTCAGTCTGCAAAGGCTAAAGAAGCAAGAGAAAAAGGGTTAATAAGTGATCTTTACGGCTACGGAGAGCAGAAACACGGCATAATAAACAAGGGACTTACGGCAGAAAAAGCTAGGTTTGAAGCTGAAAAAGATGATCCTTACGTAAGATTACAAAATTTGCAGCAGGTATTAGATACTATCGGCAGTGGAGAAGAAAGCCATCCTGACTTAAATAGATTAAATGCCGGGCAATTATTAAAAGCCCTACAAGCTTATGGAATAGATACTAATAAACCGGTTAATCAATGGGAAAGTGCGGATAGAACTAATATGCCCGTCTATCAAGGACAGCTAGTAGAGCCGGTTAATCGAGCAATGGATAGGTCATATAAGCTAGCTGAAGAATTAAGTCCGTCTTATAAAGATAAGAACTATCTTGATCGTAAATTAGTCCGCAAAAGTATAGAAAACACTCCAAATTCAATAAATCAAGTCGTAGGGAACTTGCCTGAGCAATTAAAAGCTAAATTTGAAGCACTTAACTATGAGGGGCAGAAGAAATTAGAAGCGGATTTAAACTCTTTAAATGCAAAATACATCAGACAGGGTACTTATGGAAATCAGGCTCATTTGAAAGCGGTGAGTAATAGAGTAAGGGAGTTAAGCGATGCGGCTTTAGGTTCCGGCTGGACTCTTGTTAAAAATGATTTATTAAAAAGTATAGCCTCTAAACACCATGAAGACATAAATAAAATAGGTAAGCTTGGGCAGTATGATCAATTAGCTAACACAGAATTTGGTAATGTTCTAGGCGAGATAAAAAGTACTAATTTAAAAGGCTTAGAAAAATGGAAGAATGACCAGGAAAACAACGAACAATTATATAAGGCATACCAAAACGAAAAGAGTTTCCAGCAACCAATGCTTCTTAACAATGCCAGAGGGACAGGATCCGCTTCGGGTATAGAAGGAGGAATTAACACGGTATTTAATCATTTTAATAATCAAGGTATAGACTTATCTGCCATATCCGATTTAAAAAATAGATATAGTGAGCTTGAAAAAGAGTTAGCTTCTAAAAATAAAGCTATAGAATCAGCTGAAGATTACAAGAGTAGACAAAAAGAACTAGCTAGTCAAAACATGGAAGAAGAAAGGTTAGCTAAAATTGCTAGAGATAAAAAAGAAAAATTAATGCAGGAGCGGATAGAACAATTTAAAAGACAGGAAGAGGCTAGGATTCAAGATCAAAAAAGGATAGAACAGTATCAACAAAGGCTCAATCAACACAAAATAGACGAAGCTAACAGATTACAGTATGAAAAACAGTTATGGGTTAATGATTTGGTAGCTAAAATGGATGCTGCCGTACGATCAGGGGATTCTCCTGCCTCGAAAGGTTTTCAGTATGAATGGAATAGGCATTTTTCAGTGCCGCCTAACGAAATCATAAGCAACCCAAAATATAATGCCATCCAAGCGATTAAAAGAAATTGGGGAGGGTTGATACATCCAGGATATACTTTTGCGGCAAGAGCAGTTACGCAGTAATTTTAATTGCCTATTTTGTAAGCAGATAATAGAAGCTTGAAAATCTACGCCCGGCAGGGATAATTCACAAAGTTATCAAGATTTTTTGTGGATTAAAAGTTGGGGTATTAGCAACATCTCTGTAAAAAGGTACGGTTTTGAGAATAGATTTTCTTCAAAACCGTACCTTTTTGTTAGTCTTCAAGTTTAAGTTTTATTGTCGGTGTAAATCCCATTATTAAAATCTGTTAGCTTCTCTAGTTAAAATAAGAGGAGAATGCTTGCGTAAATTATCTGTTATTTCGTTATAATAACGTTGTTTAAAAGGTAATTTAGTTGCTTGTTTTTCAGCATTTTGCAGGCTTAAGTCTAAAAACTTTTTATTAGTTAATAAATCACGTGCTATTAAACCGCCTCCTACCGTTCCGAGTCCCGAACCGCTTAATGCTAGCAAAGGATTAGCATAAACTCCCCCTATAAGCCCTAAAGTACTTGCAGTTATTGCCGTTCCTGACGGGTTAGGAATACGAGAGTTCTTTAATGCCATAGCTTTTGCTACAGTGCCTAATTTTTGTACTTGCTCGTTAGCTTCCGGAGTAAGTTGTTTCTTTATAATCTTAAAATTTTTAGGATCATTTATTGCCTTGGCAAGTGCATTATACTTTAAATCTTCAAAAGTCCAGTTTGTTCCTTTATGGCCGAGTATATTTTCTAGTTTTTCTCTTTTTGCCACATTGCCGTATAATTTATCAGCACCCTTAAAAGTCTGATACCACTCCGGGTTACTGTTGCCGTACTCTTTAATATCCTGCGAAATCGCTTTTTGTATTTTTTTAAGCTGCTTTTTAACCCCTGCGTCCGTATCCCATTTTATAATTGAATTTAGGCTCTTTTTAGTACCGACGAGTTTATTAACGTCATACGCTTGTAGCGGTAACTTTATAGGTCCGTACTGACTTATTATTTTTGATGCCGGCTCTATCTCGTTTTTAATAGTTTCAAGTGATTGCAAAAGGCTTCGCTCATCAGGAGAAAGAATAGCCGTATTTATTTTAATCTCATCAATAGCCTTTTTAAGATTAGCCGGTAATACCTTTGCATCCAGAGGTAGTGATTTTTCGGCTCTATCATATAAACCCGCAATTTGAGCTTCTATTTCCGGAGTTCTTGATGGACCGGTTTTGTTAAAAATATCTTCTAAAGCTCTTTTTGTTTGTTCTTGAGTAGTAATATATTTATTTTTTAATTTATGACCTAAAACAGGAGTTTTTTGTAGCCATTGATCGGCAAGACCCGTTAAATTGGAATCGGTAACTGCAGCGGCCGGTAAATCTATGCCTAAATCTCTTGCGGCTTTTAATGCCTTACTATCTAATTTATCGGGAGTTAATCCTAAAATTCTTCTGCCCAAAGGGTAATATATCTTTTCTTTGGGATGTTTTATTATATTTGCTGCTTTACTTGCAACGTTTGGTGAAAAATTAACCGCTATATCTGCGTATAAAGGATCAAGACCGCTCTGTTGTAAAGCTTTACTTCCTAAATCTAATTTAACAGCCGTTTTTGCTCCTTCTAAGGCTTTTGCTCCTTGGCTTAATTTTCCAAACAATCCACCGCTTGTAGCATTTCCTATTAATTCACCGACAAATTGCTCTGAATTTGTATTATATCTAGGTTCTAAATCAATACCTTTGTTTTTGGCAAATGATTTTATATGAGTAGATATTCTCGGCATGTTTTCTTCACTGAAGAAATTAGGATTATTGTATGATACGGCTTCTCTGCCGGCAGCTTTTCTTAGCATATTACCGGTTTTATTTAAATAGGTTTTAATTCCTGTTTCTCCTAAGTTAGCTAAATTAGTCGGAGCATCGACTAAATCTATTGCTCCTTTTAATGCAGCTTTTTCTCCCCACCATCTATCCGTTTCCTGCGATACTTCTTTAGGTATGGATTTGGGACTCTGATATTTATCAAATACACTACTTCTTTCATCAGAAGAATAATCTGTATCTATATTTTTAGGAGTTTTGTATTTATCAAATTTACTCATTTACTACCTGCAAACCGTCATTATCTATAGCATCCTGCACCCAGCTTTTATGAATAGAGTCTTTTGCACCTGTTTTTGGATCAAGCATCAAAACAAAATCCGATTTTATAGTTGATTTATTAGGCATCTCTAAATCACCGACATCATAATGAATACCTTGCTCATGTTTTATAGTCGCTGCTTTTTGCATGTCTTGGATTTCTTTTGAAAGATGATCTATTTTCATTTTTAAAGTCGGAAGACTATCATTCTTAGGATCGGCAAAATACGGAGATAATCGATCATACATTCCTTGAGTTATACCGTTAGTACCGGTATTCAATCTTTCGGCTATGGTTCTTAATTGTCCAAGCTCGGCAATAAACAAATTTCTTAAAGCCGTTTCTTTTTGAAGGTCTTCTACACCAAATACATTACCTATAGTATCTTTGATAGGGTTAATAATACTAGAACCTCGCCCTAAAGGATGAAACCAATTCTCTTTTCCAAGTTTCTCCAAATCTTCAAAATTCTCATTCACCTCTTTGTTTTTTATCGCTGCGGCATTAGCAATAGCCTTAGCATCTCCGGCTTTACTTTGGTCAGCAGGATTTAAAGCCCGATAAGTTTTACCTTGATACTCTTTAAATTCACCCTCTTTTTTCCGGGTAGCTTTTGCAAGCTTAGCAAATAAAGACTGATCGTGATATCTCTTCTGCTCTTCTAGCATAGCCCCTTGGTGAGCTAATTGTTTATCTGCCATTTCTCTTTGGTAAGCTGCCGCTTCTACCTGAGCCGCTTTTGCCTCTTCTGCTGCCTTCTTTTGCTGTGCATGTTGTAACATTTTCATATTCTCGTCTTGCGCTGCTTGCTCGTATATATCATGAGTTTTTAATGCAGGTAGCAACGCTCTGCCGGCTTGAGCAAAATTAGCCAATAATCCTTTTGTTCTCGGCATTTTATGCATTTCCTCAGACCAAGTTAAAAGGCTATTACGAAGTGCCTTATCTTCCTGATCTTCATCCATTTTTATAGATTTCTTAGCCGATTCGACAGCCTTTCTAATAGCCTTGTCAAAAGGGTCTTTGCGAGCCAAATTATCCGAGATGTAAGCTTGTTTAGCTAAAAGGTCGTTAATATATCTATCTTTCATTTTTTAAGTCGTTACTAGAGTTTCTACAAATACACTATAATCAACGGTACAATCGTAATTCTGATTAATTCCGCCTGAATAAATAATGAGCGAACTGGTATAAGTTACCCCGCTTACGATAGTTACGGGCAGAAAAATTTGTAATCCAAATAATGATACCAAATTAACCGTACTTGTGCTAGAGGGTTTGCCGCTTACGGGGGCTTGTACCTCAAGATTTTTTACTAAAAAACTTTGATTAGCACTTGAATTGCTACCTACAATTTTTTTGATTAAATTAATCCGAATATCGTTACTGCTTGTATTACAGATAGTTATTGAATCAACATATATAGTATTAGTCGTTGATTCTAAAATTACCTGCTGATTGTAAGTTAGATTAGGGAATAATGCCGTAGAATAATTTACAAAATTCATATTTCTTTTTTTAATTTATGTTAATTAATTCAATTCTTCCTGTATTGAATCTGTGACTGGATTCTGATCAAGCGGTATGATTTTACAAATAGCCTGACAGTCCGCGATAAAAACATTCAGGATTACTGTTAAATCAGCTCCTTTTGGGTTGTCTTGCGGAATCTTACCAATTAAGTTATTGGCATCATTAATTGACTGATTTAAACCTGATTTTAATGCTACATACCATATTTTTTGAGTACTCTGGTCTGAAGCACTAAAATAATTAAAAAGCTGTCCTCCAATCTGATTAATGAACTGAACATCCGATTGTATGTTAGCATATATACTCGGATCATCAAAGACGCTACTTACAAGGCTGTTAAAATAGGATAGATCGATTTGGGTACTAGTAATTAACTTTAAGTCATTTAAGTTGGTACTTATATCTTTTAAAGCTGTATTCATTTTAATTCTCCTAATTGTTATTAATGAATCGTAGATGTTTGAGTTTTCTCTCAAGCATATCTACACGTTTTAAGGTGTTTTTTAATACCACCATTGATAATTCAAAAAGCTTGTTTTTGGTAACTGATGGACAGGTTTCAAAGGTGCCATAAGCAAACCCTTTGCTTGGTAGTTTTTCAGAGCAGGAAATAATTAACCGCTTTGAGGTAGTTTTTAAAATCTCTACTTCAATTGATTTATTAAGTAAAATTAACTGTAGTTTACTCCCTTCAATATTGGTTAATTTTTCTTTAAATACTAAGTGGTAACTATATTCCGTTATCGGTTTAATTAAACAGGACTGCAATATATTAGGGACAAAACTTTTGTCCTCCAGAACATAATCAGGTAGCACCTCCTTTAAAGGTTCGGCAATAACACCAAAAGTGCTACCTTCCCCATTTTTAATTTTATCTTTATAACTATATTTAAAGAAGGGTATTTTATTAAATATCTTTAACGCCTCCTCTTCTATTACCTTACCTGAAGATTCAATATTTTTGGTTTTAATAGAAGAAACGGCATTAAACTCGGAAGCCTTGACTCTATTGTTGCAGTTAATGGAGTATGGATTCTGACCCGTAGATGTTCCGGTTCCTCCGGAAGAACTTAAATAACCGTAACTACCGTTATAAGGTTTATAAGCCCCGGTGTCTTGAATGCTAAGAGCATGTCCACAAACAATTACCCCTGAATTATAAGCAGCAAGGTTATTAGCAATTAATGTCCCGGTTTGAGCATTAATATTTTTTCCTCCGCTATTAAGGTCGGCATCAAAATTAATAATACTTGAATATATTTTACTCCAGGTGTTATTACCTCTGACGAAAGTATCGGTAGGAGCGGCGCTATAGCCTGCTATCTGTGTTATTGCTATACTGCCGATGGCAACTGTTATGGTACCGCTAGTAGTAATGGGGCTACCGCTAACGGTTAGGCCGCTTCCGACCGCAATATTTACCGAGGTTACCGTTCCGCTTCCTGCCGGAGTAGCCCAAGTACCGTCTCCTCTTAAGTAAACAGAGCTATTTGCCGGATAACCGTTTAAACGATTGATATTTAATTGACCGCTAGTATTTGAGTTGATATCAAATACCTTAGTATTAACAAAGTTTTCACTTGCAACACTATACCAGCTAGTCCCATCAAAAAACTCAAGCTTCATTATTTAAACCTATTTAACTTCTCTCCTATAAACTGGTATTAAATCTAAGCATTCCGGCAGTTAAAGTAGAAGGTCTCTGCAGCGTTGTTCCGGTTGGAATAGTAACAGATGCAGTACCAGGCAATACAGGGTTAGAAGTAATAC